CCCTGCTTCTGCTGCGTTAATATCATCTTGAATTGAAGTAAGGTTATCAACTTTACTGATCATTTCATCAACAGTTAACGGTCTTGACGGAATAGCTGAAGCATCTAAAAGCGGATTTCCACTAACTGCAAGCGGAGCAGAAGGTGTAGCAGTAATTGAAGCATAAGGAGTAGGTGCACTTGATGTTGGCATAGTATCATCGAAATAATAATCACCAATTTCATTAGCTAGTGCTTGTGCTAATGCAAAATCAACTCCATAGGGGTTGCCACCTCGAAAAGCTATTTCATCTTTAATACTTTCGTCTGGTAATCCAATATTAGTTAATGCGGTAACATCAGAATAAATTGGGTCTGGTGGTGTTCCTTGGTATATATTTTCTTTAGCGTATTGCGCTTTTATTTCTGTAGGAGAAAGATTTCCACGGCTACCCGTAGTTAGCGATGGCATAGTTGGCTCACCAGTTGGCCCTTCAAATACATTAAATTTATCTTCAATTGCACTTTTAATATAGGGGTCAGCTAAGTTTAAAATACCAACCAAGTTTGCACCAGGTAATGCGCCTTGTCCTGCTAGTTTTACTGCTGCATTTACTAAACTATAAGCCTCTAATGGATTTTGTGGTTTAAAAATACTGAATGTTTTTTCAATTGCACTATCAATGATTCCACCGACTTGTTCGCCTTCTTCTTTTTTAATATTATAACCTAGGTTACTAAAAAATCTATTTAAGGTGGAAGCCATTAATTATTCCTCCAACCAATTTTCTTTTAATTTTAAAACCATAGACTTATAAATATTATATGCAGAAATATTATCATCGTTATCAATTTTACTAACAGCTAAATCAATTTGAGATTCAATCCAATCCCAATCTGAATGATCTTGTGGTATCTTAGATACAATAATAGGTGCAATTAAATAATATTCTTTTAAATCATCTGATTCTTTTCCACCCATAAAAGAGTCTCTAAAGGCTCTTAGCTTAGTTAACGTTATACCATCGTCTGCTTCATTGCGACGATTAACAATTGCTGTAGTTAAAAAACAACCGCTTGACGGAGAACTGTCAGGGTTACTATCTTGATGCGGTCCGCCAGTCCATGATTTATGTTGTTGACTTTTACTAGAGTACCCAGTTGTAGTAAACTCTCCAGTATTTCCCACTTGATAATGCGGTGTCCCTTCAACAGTATCTCCACCATTATCATCATTAGATGAACTAACAAGCGGTGCAGCTGAAGGTGCTACATAAGGATTATAGGTAGGAATAGCAATAGCAAAGTTTTTAGTTTGTTGACGACCAGGAGCTATAGGTGCAAGGGCAGTAGGCATACGCCTAAAGCCAGTTGCATAGGCTGGTTGTGCATTAGGATTAGCTGAGCGAAACCCTGTCATTCCACCATTAGCTTTATAGTCTATTGCTTCTGATCCTGCTAACATATCAAAAAAGGCTTTATCTTTATTAGCTTTCTTTTTCTTTTGTTGTTTAAGGATATTATCTAATACAGTTTGAGCAGCGTCTACTTTCTCTCCTTCAGCAGAATACAATGGACCTACTTTACCGCCTTCACTAAACAATTTAAATGCTTTACCAGCAAGTAAACCCAAAGCAATAGGTGCAAGTGGGCTAGCCATCATTGCTGCCATTGTGCCTGTACCGGCTGCGCCCGCACCTGCAGTTGCAGCGCCTGAACCACCCATCCCAAATAAGCTACCAAGTGAAGACAAACCTGTTCCGGCTGTTCCTGGCGCAACCGCAGCTGCTGTGGGTGCTAATGCGCTAGTTCCTGCAGCAACACCGCCACCAACACCGCCTGGACCCATGCTCAATGCTGCCTTTTGTGCAGCAACTTTTGTAGGCGCAAGCTTAAATGCACCAGCAATTTTATCTGCACCTGCTCCAGCAAGCTCTACTCCCTTACTAATACCTTTGTCTATCATAGGTTCAATAAAAGTATCTGATGCCTTAGTCATTGCCTTTTCACTAGCAATGTCCATCATTTGCTCACCCGCACCTTTCTCTCTTTTAATAGGTTGTGGTGCTGGAGTTGGCATAGGGCTAAGTGGTGCGCCTCTTAATCTCTTTAGTCGCTCTTCATCTGAAAGAGCAATACCGATCATAGGCATAATTACTTACCTCCTCCGGTAGTGGTAGTTGTTCTAGGCGCAACGCCAGTAAGCCTGCCAAAGAAACGATCAAGCGCAATATCTTTTTCTTCTAGTTCTGCTTGTTTTTGTTTCTGTAATGAAGTACCAGCTAAACCTAATTCTTCTACACCCTTGCCTGCCATTTCCTGACGAGCCTTTTGATATTCACCTGCACGACCCGCAAGAGCAGAAGCTAAAGCTTTTTGACCACGAGCAGAACCAAGAGTATTACCCATAGCAGATTGCATTACATTAGAACCTGCAAGCCCTAACAGTGAACCTTGTTCTGCAGCACGAGTATCATAAATACCAGTACCTGCAATTTGATCCTGCGCTAAACGAGCTTGTTCAGAAATAGCTTGCGTCTGATATGGATCCATACCCTCAACGACAGAGCCTGGGGTTGTTGTTTGGGTTGTTAAAAGGTTCCTAGCAATGCCAAGTCCTTGTTGAATGTCAGGTTTAAATTCAGCATCAATACCAGATACGGTAGTTGAGCTACCACCGCCACCGCCGTTACAAATACTTTTATTTAATGTACGATGCAGAGTCTTAGGAGCGTCCTCCGGTAATTCCACTCGCATATCAAACATTCCCAGATTGGGGTTTGAATCTTCAAACATTTATTTCTCCTATACTTCGCCTCTTAACGAAACGTGTAATCTCGCATTATAGCGATGTTGCAAGAAACGACCATAGTCCATAGCTTCTTGCTCACTACGGATAGAGTCGGCTCGCCAATATCTACCACCATGTTTTTTAACATGATCGATCATGGCATCAAATAAACGATAGACAACAAAAGCATTATTCTTGCGGTCATGATCCACAATACAGTCTTTTACATCCATCACATACTCTTGTGTGTAATAATTATTGAAGGTAGCAGCAGTAAGAAAACCCCGTAGTGTACCATTATCATCATAATCACCGATAACAAGCACATGAGGGTCTTCTTTGTTTTGTTTTTCTACTAATGAAATAAAAAATCGTATCCAGACAGCTTCATTACGTTCATAGCCGTAGTCTTTATTGTCTGTACTCTTATCCATTAGTTTAATTGCTGCTAATACTTCATTGTCCCCAATCTTTTTTATCATCTTTGTATCCTTACTTTCAAGTCAGCAAAGTCACTAGCGGCTTCAATATCCGCTAGCAACTTTAAGTTTTTCTGTTCAAGCTCATTAACTTGATTTACCATTTCAAGTAATATAAAGTTAAGAGTATCATCATTTGTAATTGGAGGATTCTGAATAGCCATTAGTTAATGCCTCCTTTCAGAATTCCAATTTGTAAACCTGAGATATTCCAACCACGATCATTTGTAGCGGTGTAACCTGCAGCAGTACTTGCTACAGCATCATCAATCCTATAGTTTATAAATCGACCAGTAATTCTAACGTCTGATTTATAATTGCTTCCAACTATAAAATCATTTACTAGTAATTTATTACGCCTAGCATCTACCTGAGTGTTATCTTCTTCTGTAGTTAGATAAGAATCTTCGCCAGGATAGTTAGTTGCCCGTACTCTTAACTGTAGAGTTGCAGGTTGTAGTACCCCTCCAACTGTAAGTTGAGAACCACCATCAGCCCATAACGCCATACTGCTTACTGTTTCAGTATCAAAGTTTGGTGTTATTGATAGTTGTTGTCTTTCAAAATAAGAGATGTAGGGTGTTCCATCAAAGTCATATCCTAAGTCTGCTGCTCTAATTCGATTAAAGAGAGTACCAGAAGAATAACCACTTTCAATAAAGATAGGGTATGATTTATTTGGGTTAGTTTGCAAGTCACTCCACGGTCTTAAGATATCAAAAGTAGTACTAATATTACTTCCTGTAGTATCAAAAGTAGGTGTGGTTGTAGCTACTGTAACGCCTTCAGCTACTGCTAGTAATCCTGTAGTATCCGGTGCTACCGTAGAAGGTATTACTTCAGTAACAGGCGATAATGCAGTTACATAGTTAGCAGTTGAACTAAACTGACTAGGTGAAATATCAATTGTTGTTGGTGTAGAAGCGTTATCAGGTGTTACAATTAATGCGCTATTTGTATTAATAGCAGCAAGTGCTGCCAACAATGCACTTTGCATAGTTGAAACAACGCCATTGTCTTTAGCTTGTTCTGCAGTATTAGTTCTATTAAGATCTTTATCAGGATCATAATAAAGGTTTAAATAATCTGCGTTTGAAGTTGCTGCAGTATCACCGTAAGTATCATCGTTAGCCGCTGGAACAAAATTAGGATCGAGAATACGACCTGGTCCTTCTCCATAATGCCTATCAAATACTACTGTATTACCACCAATTGCGTTAATTGTAATAGTAACTCGTGTTAGTTTAGCAAACTCAGGATCAATACCATCTACAATAGTAATATCACTGCCTGTAGAGTTTGTTATAAGTGGACTAACTAACGTACCTGTTCTTGTTGTACCATTTACCACTGTGTAAGCAAAGCTACCTGTGATAGCTGCTCTATCAACACTAGTAAAAGTTAATGCTGCGCCTGAACGACTTACTGTAAAGTAAGTAGTATCTGTCCATGCAGTTTCTAATGCTTCTGCAATTTCAGCTGCTGTAACTTCTGCTGTATTTTGGGTGCCTGGATCATACGCAGGATAATTCGTTGTATTATCAAAGTTAACTGTAATAGGGCTTCCTAGCGGTGGAGTTAAAGTTACTCGATCTGTAGTGCCTTGAGCCGCTACACCCGCTGTAGTTTGAGCACCAGTAAAATTACTACTACTGAAACCAGCAGGTAATGTACCAGTACTTGTAATTGCTACACTAAAGTTATTTGCAATAATACCTACTGCAGCCGCAGTTGCAGTTACTAGACCTACACCTGTTGTTGTACTCCAACCAGCATTATTATTTATTAACGTACTTAACGCAGTTACTACTGTAGCTTGTGTTTGCGTACCGTCTAAAATAGTACTGTCGGTTGTTCCATCTGGAAAAGTAACTGTCATTACTGGAATTGGAATGTTATTATTAACACCCGTAGTAACTACTGTAACTACATCAGTTAAGTTTCCACCAAATGTAATTTCAGGGTATGTAGTTCCGCTATACTGTGTATCAAATGAAATAGTTAAAGCGCTATTATTGCCACCCAATACAGAAGTAAATCTTATATTGTTTCCATTAGCACTAACACCATAAATAGCACTAGCACTACCGTTAAAGACAGCAAGAGCAGAGAGTTTAGTAACGATATCATTTCTAAGCGCCGTTTGACTTGTAAGATTTTTTCCAATAGTAATTGTTTCATTAATTGCTGCATGAACACCTGCAACGGCTGGTGCCGTAATAGTCATTGATATTGCTGGACTTAATGCTGCAGTAATACCATAAACACCTACACCAGTTACGGTTGGTGTAATGGTTAAATTACTTGTTGCACCACCTGAAATTGTAAAAGTGGAAGCACTGAAAGAACGAGGTCCGGGAACATCTGAAGTTAATGTAAGCACATTAGCTGCTGCCGAAGCTGTAAAGTCTGCTAATGCAAAGTTATTATTTACATAGTCTTTAATTGCATCAACAAATTGATCAATTGTAATAGTTGCACCGTCTGCGTAACTTGTTCCTAGAATAGAGATTGCAGGAAAGCTAACACTACCAATTGATGCATCACCATTAATTACTGCACTTGCACCACCATCAAGATGGTTAGTTTGTGAGCGATCATAAGTAAAACTTGTTCCAGCTGGGAATTCAAGAGTGCTTTCTGAGTTAACAGTATTAGGTCCAGAGTCACCTGTAATAGTAAGATCAACAATTTCTCTAACATCAGTTGTAAAATTAGTAAAAGAAGAAACTGTTACTGTTTTAACTGCTTTAGTTCCATTAGTAACTCGTGGTGTATCCCCATTAATTGTTACTGTTTGTACTTCTCGCTTACCAGTATTTGTATAACCAGCATTACCAGAATCATTAGTTACTGCAAAGGTAGCAATTGGAATCCCACCACCTTTAATTGGTCCAAGATCACCTGAAGCTACTGCAATCAAGTCTCTAATAGTCCAAGTCTTATCACGATAGTTATAGATTAAGGCTTCATCACACTCACCACCAGTAGAATTAAGTGTAGGATAACAAATCCAAACTTCGTTTTCATAATGATTCAATAGCGTAAAGAGTTGTTTTTCATGAATTGGATTTAAATTGTCATAAAAATATTCTCTTATCTTTGAACCTGCAAGTGATTGAATGTTTCCAGCATTACCTGTAAATACATAAACATCGTTATTGCCAACAACTAAATGTCTACCGTCAAACTCAACAACGCCACCTGTAGATAAACAGCCGTATTGATCTGTCACTGGTTGGAATGCTACAGGCGCATCAAGACGACCAGTAAGTCGCATGACGTGAATACTATCTGTACTGTAGATATACATATTACCTTGAAGAGATTTCATTTCTTCAATAGTATTAGTTTCAGACAATGTAAATTCATCTGCTGTACTTACCCCAGCACTAAACGGATTCCAGTTATTTGGAACTGCGCCTGGAGCTGCTACATCTGAAGTCCTAACAACACCAGATAGTCTACGAATAATTTTAGTAGGATCAACTGAATCAATTTCAGTAAGGTCTCCTGCTACTAACAGGTTTCCAAATGATTCAATAATACCACATCTTACTGTAACAGGATTTCTAGAGTCAATCTGAATGTTTACAGTATCACCAACAGTTAATCCATTAACAACAAGCACTGTTGTGTTAGTTGCAGTATCTGTATAGATATTAAAGCTATTATTAGTGTTAACAGTTGGAGAAGCAGGTAAAGTTCCAGGAACAAAGTTAATTGTATTTGGAGTACCTGTACCTGCAGGATTACCTGCTGAAACAGTCTTGTTATTAGTTCCTGTAACTGTAATAAAGTTAGTTGTAAAGTCTACCTTTTGACCTAGATCAAATATAGAAGTATCACCAGCACTAAACGTATCATTAAATACAGTTTGAACAACGTTATAGCTATCCCAGCCTGGAAGCTCTGCTAATACAATATTGTTAATATCTGTATTACCAGCAGTATCTAGTATGTAGTGAGGTTTTTCAATTCCATTATTAATAATGAAAGCAAAACCACCTGTGAAGAAAGTATGTTGCCAGCCTGACTTCGTGAAAGAAAATCCATCAGTTAGGGTTGATGGAGTAATGTCTCGCTTATTACCAATATGATCTTGAATATAAATCTTTTGACCAACAGTAATACCGTTTCTTACATAGTCAACTACCCAAATATAATAACAACCAAGCGGTGTTACATTAGGATTCTCCCATACTGCAAAATACCTTGTTTGTCCAAAGGTTTCTCCAGGTGTAGTAATATCACTAGTAATATCATTAATTAATAGCTCACCAGTTATCTTTCTAATTGCGCCATCTTTAAATCTTACATTACGAACATCAGTAAAGATATTCGGTGCAAGAGCGACAGGAGGAGTATCTTTGACAACCCCTTGTGATGCTACGTCCACAACAGAAATAATTTCTTCTGCCATTTACTCCTCCGTTAAATAATTATTAAGAGCACTCTTTTTGGCCAGTAAGCGGGTCGATAAAGCAAGCTTCAACCTTTCCTTCTTCTGTAGCCATTTTCTGAGTTTCGCCATGTATCGTCTCTTCTTCTTCCAAGGTTTCTTGATTAAAGATCCCGAACCTTTTACCACTAAGTCTGAACGTTGTGCATCCCTTCGCCCCGCCTTTCCAGGCATCAACATAGACTTGTTTGAACTCATCATACGATACATCGTCTCCCACGTTACACGTTTTAGAACACGCTGAGTCAATGTATTTTTGTGCCATGAGTAGGACTTCGAGGTGATCTTGTACACTAATATCATTAGCAGACTTACCCTCAACTCCTTTGGAGTAGGCATAATCTTCTACACGCTCAACAATTGGACCATTAAAGGTTTGAATAGTTCTGTCATAATAATGACTAAACACTGGCTCAATACCACCACTTACGTTATCTGCACAGAGACTAATAGTTCCTGTAGGTGCAATTGAAGTAAGGTGGCTATTACGAATACCGTTCTTTTCAATAAGATTAATAACGTCTTCACTCAGTGTTTGAATAAATTTACCTGCTAGATGTTTTTCTGCGTTATACAGCGGGAACGTTCCCTTCTCTCCTGCAAGTTCAGCTGAAGTTCTATAGGTTTCGTCTCGAAGCGTCTCGAAGACGGTAGCCATCCAAGTAAGGAAATCAGCTGAACCGTATTCGAATCCAAGCATTTCCCCTGCGTTTGCGAGACCAGTAACTCCCAATCCCATCCGTCGTTTATTTCTTGCTTCATCTTCTTGTTCCTTAAGTGGGTAAATAGTACGATCAATAACGTTATCCATTGCACGAACTACTTCGTGAATATCAGCTTCAAACTGAGGATAATCAAATCCGTTTACTTCATTTACATACTTAGTAAGGTTAAATGAACCAAGTAGACAAGCACCAAACGGTGGTAGTGGTTGTTCACCACAAGGATTAGTTGCTTCAATCTTTTCGCAATAGTAGAGATTGTTCATTTCATTAATACGATCTAAGAACAATACTCCAGGCTCTGCCCAATCCCAAGTAGATTGCATAATCTCATCCCACAGTTCTACAGGATCAATCATGTTATAGACTCGACCTTCAAACTCTAATGGGAATAAACTACCTTCTTCTAGACACACCATAAACTTATCTGTAATACCTACAGAAATATTAAAGCCTGTTAGCTTATCGCTATTTCTTTTAGCACGAATAAAGTCGTAGATGTCAGGATGATCCACCCGAAGAACGCCCATCTGTGCGCCTCTGCGGTGTCCACTACTAGCAATTGTTTGACAGATAGCGTCATAGATACCCATAAAAGAAACAGGACCACTTGACTGTGACTCAAGCGATTTAATAAGATCACCACGAGGTCTAATACGACTAAAGTCATACCCAATACCACCACCACGGCGCATAGTTTCTGCTGCCTGTGTAGCTCGTAGCATAATGCTATCCATCGAGTCATCGATAATACCACTAACAAAACAGTTATAAGCAGTAGTAATCCGAGGACTACCCATTGCATTTTGTACGCGACCCGCTGGAAGGAACCTCATGTTACCAAGGATATCTTCTAGTTTATATTGATGCTCAATGCCATCGCTGAGTGCCTTTGCTATTCGTTTTACTTTCCCATCGAAGGTTTCACCTTCTAGTCGGTACTTCATGCGATCAATTTCTTCTGAAATAGGCATTGATGGGCCTACATACTCTGTGTTTCTCATGTGATATCATCCTATATTTATAGTGAACGTTTTTCCCCTTATAGGGCGTTTTTTACACTACGCATACGGGCGACAAGTCTTTCTGCTCTGTTAGTTACTTGCTGATACCATCTACTATCAACCATCTCTACTGCAGCTCGATGCCAATCACCGACATCTACCGCTGCCTTCATACCTTTGAACTTGCTTAGCCGAGGATACCCCATGTTAAACATCATATTGGCAATAATTAGCTGGACTTCTTCAGGCAATACGCTAAAGTTGGAGTATAGGCGTGAACACTCCGATAACACGGTTTCAACATCTTTAACGAAACACTCATTAACTCTGTCTTCTGAGACAGGTGTGCCAGGTGCTTGTCCATACTCAGGATCGCTATCGAGAATAAGATGACCAATACCGAAAGTAGGGAGGTTAAGGTGATCCAAGTAGATTTCATACTTACATCCTTCATCGATCTTAAGTTCCTCTCTAAGCTGCTCTATATTCATTTAGCTTTTCCCTTAACCTTTTCAAATGTTCTAAGTCCACCAAGACCAAGCATACCCATAAGTACAGTCATAAGTGTTTCCATTTCAAATTCAGGCAAAGTAGGAATTTCTACAGCAAACCAACTAACAAAGAATAGGGTTATAGGTAAACCTACGAAGTGCCAAAATAGTGCAATGCCACATGTCCACCCGATAAAAGGTCTCCAACCCGCTACAAACATATTACGGCTAGCCGCTTCTGCTTTGTTTATTTCTAGTTGTCCTTTAGCTAACTCTTGAGCGTGTCGTTCACCCATAGTAGCTAGCTCATGAGCAATCCTAGCCTTTTCATCTGCATCAGGAATAAACTTATCTAGTAGTCCTGTTACTGGACCAATTAAAGCTTGTATCATATACCAGTGCCTCCTTCTGATAACTTACATTTAAATGCCTGTGGATTAAAATCAGGCATAGTTAAGATTGAGTCTCTCATTTCTTCTGTTCTTTTAATACAACTACTACGAGTTATATACGGTCCTCTTGTATCTACAAACTCATAACATTCATTAGGGTTTGAGATAAGACACGCTAATACTAGTGCTTCAAACATAATTAACTCTTATGTTCGTGTCCCATCCAAATTCCAAAGACACCTGTCATAACTCCCATAACTACAGATACGAAAGCTGATTGAGCACCAGTTGGATTATCTAATAGCATGAACCACTCAGCACAACGCCAAGACATTATTGTTGATGCAAGCATCATAAGACGTGGAAGTATTTTCCACTTAAGAAAAGTTTCTACTGTCATTTAGAGTACCACCGTAAATAAGAAAATAAATAATCCTATTGTAGCAACAATAACTGTTCCTATTAGCGCTACTTGTTGTATAGTTTCAATCATTTCAGATTGTCTTTGCAACGCTTCTTTACGGGCTTTAGCTGCAGCTTCCTTAGCTTCTTGAATGCGTCTTGCTCGTTCATCCACAATACCTTTCCAGGTACCAGGACCAAACCGCATATCTACCATAGTAGCTATTTCCTGCATTTTTTCTTTAGCAATACGAGCATCTATTACTTCTCTAGCTACGTTATCAACTCCGAATTGATCACTTAGCCCTGAAGCAGATGCTTTTTTGTTTCTAGTTTGTTGTACTTGTTTCTCACCAGCAAAGAGGTTATCAATGTGTCCTGCAATATCACTAATATCATTTGCGGTATTGATCGCGCTCTTAATGCCATCTACGGCACTTTTAACAAGCGCAATTCCTGCTAGTGTTTCTGCTATCATTAGTACACTTTTACACTCCTGGGGTCAACCCGTTTAGGAATACAGTATACCGTAACTCTGTCTTTAGGATCAGTAAACTGACTACTGACATAGTTACCATATCGTTTAGCTAGTTGGGAAGCGAAGTAGTTACACCTATCAATAGAGTAAAAGTACATATCGTTACTGATAAGTGTTCTACTATCGCCAGTTCCCAAGTACGCCATTAATAAAAAGGCGTGTATCATAACTTCATTAGTAATGAAGCCGCTAGTCCAACCATTACTATGGTTGAACCCATTATCATTGCTTCAAGCCTCCACATACGTTTATCTAACATCGATAATTGATTTTCAACGTTAGCATAACGAATAGCGCATTCTTTTTCGTGTGCTTCTAATTCCATAGCAACACGAAGTTCTGGGGTGATTGACTGTTCTAGGTTCATCAGCCAGCCTCTAATACTGCAATACGCGCTTCTAATTCTTGAACAGTTTTTACTAACAATGGTACTAATCTAGAATGATCTATTGATTGATAAGCAGGGTTTCCATCTGAATCCACTGCGTCTTTTTCACCAATTACAGCATCCGGCACAACTTCTTGAACCTCATGCGCTAAAAACCCACTGATGGTTTCATTAGGTTGAGTGTTAAAATTAAACCTAACAGGGTTAAGTTGTTTTAGCTTTGCAGTACCTTCCCAATTTGATGTGATATTATTTTTTAAACGGTAATCTGATGATGTAGCGTAAGCAGTGTACGAATCTCCATTTGTATAAATTCTTCCACACTGACCAGCACTAGCTATAAATGATATGAAATTGCCAGAGTTATTATATGTTCTTCTCACAACCATAGTTGTGCCAGTGCTTGAAATAAAGTCAGCGGCTGTACCACCACTATTAGTAGTTGTCACAAAACTTGAACTTAGGTTTGATGGCCCTGCAACATTTGTTAGCCCAGAACCATCCCCTGTCACCGCCGTTGCAGCTAGTGTCCCTGTTACAGAAACGCCTGTGGAGGTGGTGGCGAGTTTGGTATTTCCAGCGTATCGTAATCTCACAGCACCGCCGCTATCAGCATCAATGATTGTTTGCGAGTCAGCTGCATTATTGACAGCAAAGTTGTCAGCAGAAATAATTAAGTTACCAGTTCCAACCTCTTTAATCCGACTGTGTGTTGCATCGTTGTAAATCTGCAAGTCACTGCCAGCACCAAAGATGGCTTTGTCGTTGTCGCCTAAATTTAAATTACCGCCTAGTGTTAAGTTTCCAGTAATATCACCATCACCATCAATGTCTAAACTATCAGCTTGCAATTCACCTGTAATGTCTA